CGATATTGTCCGTAGTAGTCTGGTGAAGAATTACATCATCGCCAAGACGAAGTGGGAAGATGCAAAGGATGGGTATTAACATGCAGTTCTCTATGCAGATGAGGTTAGGTATTGGTATTGATATTGAACATTCAGATGAAACATGTTACATTGTAGATTCAGAGGATGAGGAAGGAACACGTAGAACTATAATGACAGGGTTTGAGGGGTTAGCTATTAGCCTACCATTCTTTAAGATATTGGTTGGTGAGTTCCATGAGATAGATGTGTCCTTGTTAGATAACTAGGCAAAAAAAAGCCCCTATGTAGTGATACATAGGGGCTTTTCTGTTTCTACTCTTCTACTATACCAAACTTGTCATACCTGCTTTGAGCTTGAATCTGTTCCCTCAACTCAGGGTATTTCTGCATCAGCTTAAACCTCGCCATCTTTGTGGCGTTACTCATTATGCGACTTGCTTGTCTCTGAGCTACTTGTTTGTTAGGCATACGCTCAAGGTTAGAAATTGTTTGTCCGAACACACGGGAAGCGTTCTCGTTAACAAACCTCTTGTAGTCAGCTACTTGGTCTACATCCATCTTAACCTTACTCATGGTCGCGGACTTAGGTGAAAACTTAACTCCTAGGTCTTGCATACGTTGTTGGAATTCCGTAGGCATATCACTAACACCAAAGCCTGTAGCCGCTTGCATTAAGTTAGTCTGACGCGGCTGTGGGTTATTAGGGTCTGCACTGTATAAGGCGTAAGATTCAGGAAGTGTTTGACGTAGTCCGGGGATACGTTGAGAAACTTTATCTCCAACCGAAACTGCCTCACGCTCTACAGGGTCAAAGCCACGGGCAACAGTGTTGGAAATAGCTGGAACCATACGCTTAGCCATACTAGCTAGGAACGTCTCAGCCTTCTGTGGACTTTCCATTGTAGCCAGTAAGTCAGCAAAACCCTGCATAAATGTCTTCTGTAGGATGTTAGACTTTAACAAACCAAAAGCAGCCGCCTTAGTTTCTTCAATCTCTTTCCCCGGCTGAATAGACCCATTGTTAAGGTTCTTGACTAACTCAAAACTATCAGCAGCTAAGCCTATAGCAGTTGAGAAAGGTTCAACACGTTGGTAACTAATCCACTTATCCCCGACCTTAATAGAAAACTCCGGCTTACCATTAGCTTGCCATTGAGCACGATCTTGAGCGCTGTCGGGGATAGAACCAGTTAACCTATCATTCGCCCACAAAGCAGCCATTGTAGTCACCATACCAAAACCCACCACTTGACGGGCTGCGACCTCATCTCGACCCATCTTAACCACATTGGTTTCAAACACAGGGTACTCAGTGCCGTCAGCAGCCTTCCTCATCTTCATAGAGGTCTTAGATACTCCCGGCTTAATAGCAATACCAAGACCCGGTACATAGCTAATACCTTCTAGTGTTAAGTTCCACGGTGTGCGTAGAAATGGGATAGCCTGTAACAGAATGGTTTGACCTATAGTCTCTCCTTGGCCTTTAGCATTACTGATCTTTTCCAGTATACCGGTCAGCTTCGTTTGAAACGTCCCATCAGTCGCGTAGTTACGTACATCGTAGAGGGCAGTCGAAAATCTAACATCACCGCCAAACACTGCTTCTAACCTCTCAGCGTAGTTAGCACGTTGCTGGCTTTCCTTTATGTTCCAATCTGAAATACCCTTACTGTCTAAACTAGCAGGAGGTTCCTTCATAGTGTAGAAAGCCTTCTTCTTGTACTGCTCAAACAACTCTTCGTAAGTGCCTAAGTTATTCTCTTCGTCCAAGGAAGCCTTATGGCTAATTAAGGCTAAAGTTTTTTGGTTACGTAGACGGGCTTTAAAGTACTCATCAATCCCGACCGTTAACCTAGTAGGTATACGAATGAATTCACCTACAGGGCCGGGGATAGATTTAGTTATGTAATCGTAACTACCCTTCAGTAAAGCATTAGCCTCCGCAGGGGAAACCGTACCTGTGCGTGGGTCAACCTTAGCACCTAAGTTAATCATATACTCGTTGAACTTCTTTTGACTCATACCTAATGCAGCCGGAGAGAGTTCAAAGTCTACTGGTATTCCAGTCTGGTAGCCCTTATTCAGAAACACCATGTCTTGTCCCATACCCTCAAAAGCGGCGGAGAACAAGGCACGGGCTTCACGCTTAGCTATCTTATCTTTAAAAGTAGAGCTAATAACACCTAATGTCGGCTTAGCTAAAGTCTGTACCATGTTGGATGCGGCGTTGACCAAGGGTGTTCCAAGGCCAGACAACATACCGTTAATGATAAACTCATTATACATTTGCAAGTAGCCCGGTTTCTTCTGCTCAAGCCCGTCCTTAACTATAGCACGAAGCATGGTATCAATTTCTTTTTGATTGACAACAGCTCCGTCCATTTTAGCCATAACTTCGCCCAGCTTCTTTAACTCATTCTGGCATGCGACTGATACGTTTACTTCACTCATTTGCAACTCATTCCCGGAAACAATCCCCTCATCATTTTGGTCTGAGGAGTCTGACCTTGTGCGATAGTCTGTGAGAGAATACGTCTAGCATTCAAAGCACGACTGAGCTTCGAACCTTCATTCCTCATAAACATATCGACACCTGTATAATAAACCAAGTCTTCACCCATCTTAGCTACTTCAGGAGTATCTAAGCCTTCTTGCTTGCTCACAATGTCCTTTAACTTATTTAACAAGATAGCTCTGTTAGCCATTGCATCGGCATGAAACCAACGCATTGCAACAGTCTCAGCATCGGACATACCACGAGGGTCTCCTTTACGTGTTAATATAAACTCAGGTATGTTACCATGCTCGTTAATAATCTTTCTAAGTTCAGCAGCACCCCGTTGCTTTGAACCAGCAAAAGAGCCTGAGCCTTGGACTGCCCTGTCACCGTCTTTAGGGACAGCAATTCTAGGGTCGTCATTCTCTAGCATCTTTAACAGCACTCTCTCAGCCGTAATACCACCCTTAGCCACTTTCTTTGAAGTGTTAGGCATCATCTCTTGACCAAGGTAGGTCTTAGGGTCAACACCAGCAGAACCGACACTACGTTGTTGCTTAGGAATACCAATATCCTCAGGCGCTACATCAAGGGCGTCTAAGGGGGTAGCCTCAGTCTGTGCCTTAGAAGGGCTTGTAGGCGTTTCTGGGGACTCCTGAGCCATTCTAGCATCAGCATCAGCCTTCATTTCAGGCTCTGCTTGCTTGATCGCCGCCTCTACCTTTGACTTCTGCTTAAACTGAGGAATGTCGAGGTCGATACCGACAGCGTTCATGCGCTCTTTTAGCACGTTACCGGGTATGAACTTGTAGCCGTTCATCGCATCATGGAAGGTTAGACTACCCTTCGCATTGACACGCATGAATACACCAGCAGTCTTTAGTAACTCCCGTTCGTTAATGTCTAAGCCATCCTGAACGTTAATACGCTTAGGCTGAATAGGTGTTATAATCTCACGAGGAGGGTCAACACGGTTACGGATATTAGCAGCTATCATTGTAGGTTGCTTACCGAAGTCCAGCTTACCGTCCTTAGCAACAGAGCCTGAGCGTTTGACAATCTCCTTACGTGCAGTCTGCGCCATCAGCTTTAACTCTTTATGCTTTAAGCCTGTACGCTCAGTTAGGGATGTTAAAGCAATGTCAGCCTTCTGAGCATTAGGACCACCAATGTGCCACAAGGCTTCATCGATGTCGTCTAGCCCATTAGCAGCAGTGTTAGCAATCTTAACCTTACCTTTGATAAAAGCAGGGACACTAAAGTCAACTGTAGGTGGAGCCATTTCGACTGTCTCCATTGACTTCAACTCAGGATTGTATCTCGACTGCTTACCACCGAAGTCAATGTTAACTTCTTCTGCCTCGGTTGTCTTACCATTCCAGCCTAACATTCTAGGTGCTTCTTCTGGGGAACTAACCACCTTGTTGGCATCTATCTCAGCCTCCATCTCCGCTTCCATCCTAGCCTGCATCTCTTCAGGAGCTTTAGCTATGTCGTCTTTTAATGTAGGTGACTTAGGGTCGAATCCAAACTTAGATGCAATCTTACCTGCCACTGCGCCGATAACACCACCAAAAGCCGCACCTACACCTATGTTAATCATGCGGCTGTCGTTGAACTCGTCATAGACAGGCTCAATACCACCGTAGACAGCACCAGAGACAGCACCCCGAGAGGCAGCGGTTGCAATAGCCCCTGCTACTTTAATAGGCTTCAGGAAGAAAAAGGGTAAAGAGACTGGTTCAGCAAGTCCACCTACAACACCGCCCAATATGGCCATAGCGGGATTAGTGTCCTGTAACATCCTCGCCTTGCGTTCTGCTTCCAAATCCTCTGCTTCGTCTGGTCGGTAGATACCAAGGCCACGAAGACCTGAAGTAATTGCCCGACCAGCATTGGCAGTGAAGGCATCCATCGAACTACCTTCATCGTTTAAGTAGTCGAGTGTAGCGTCTGACACTGAAGGATAATCATTAGCAATTATAAAATCCAAGTCCGCATCAGGTACTAACTTCCAATCAATACCTTCTCTAAATTCAGTGGATGCCATTATTTACTTTCTGTTATTGATTAGAAGCTGCCGCTTTAGCCGCCGCCGCTTCATCCCGATTAATACGTTCTTGTCGTGGGCCGTTTACCGCAGTACCTCTAGGGTCTTCCGTAGTTCCAGCAGCTCCGTTTTCAGCACGATAAGAACCATCAGGCTGTAGCCTACGTGTTTCTTTAAACTCTTTAGGCTCCACCTGTCCTGTCGATGCATTCATAACCATTCTTATGGATGTAAAGTCTTTGTACTCTGGTTGCTTTAAATCTTTCTGTGCTTTCTGGATGTTAAGCTCATTCATCTGTAAAGAGTTAGCCCTGTCCAATGCTTGTTGAGATTCAGCACCCATACCCATTCGACCAAACTCTTCTGACAACGCATTCATCTTCTCAAACTCAGTGGCATAACCACCCTGAGATACACGTTGGAGCGCATCGTTGATACTAGAGTCGCGCACTTGAGCTGAAGTCTTACCACCAAGTAAGCCACCAACGCCAGCACCTATCTGCGCCCCTGCGTTACCCATCTGTGAGACAACTTGCTGTAGAAGTCCTTGGCTTCCCATTTGATTGGGAGAGACAAGCATACCTTGAAGCATCTCGTTCTGGTAGTCCATAGGGCTTTTAGAGGTGTTCCCAAATAATCCTGCAATATTTGTAGCCATTGTGTTTCCTTAACGGGGCATGTTGTAGAAAGTAGAATCCTGAGCCGCCAGCATACTAGTTTGTTGTGTGCCCGGATTTGTACTGTAGAAGTTCGCAGCAGCATTATTCTGAGGTTGTGCAAACATATTGCCCAATGATTTACCTAGCTGGCCGTACATTTGAGCTTGGCCTAAACCACCAGCCAAGTTAGCTTGAGCAGCGCCCATTCCGCCTTGTAACAATGCACTAGCTTGTGTATTTTGACCCGCAGCTTGCTTATTACCGATGTCAGCACCCATTGTCAGTGCGGATTGACCTAGTTGCTCTACACCAGCACCGGTGTTAAACAACCCAGTAGCACGAGCGATGTCACTATCCAACTGCCCTCTAGCCATTTGATCTGAATTAGCCGCTAGTTGTTGGTCAGTCTGCGCTCTAGCCAATTGCATCTGGTACTGTTCAGGATTAACAAACCCTGTTCCTACACCCGCACCTTGTGAAGCACCTGATAATCCTAAACCAATACGACCACCTTGTAATTGTTGCTGGCGTAGGGCTATGTCTTCAGCACCTCGACCTCCAGCCATTAAATCCTGCTGTTGGTTATAATAGTTTTGAGCCGCTTGTGTGGTGTCTAAATTAATATTCCCCATCCCTTGCTGACTTAGCCCATACAACTGATCTCTATAAGCAGCTAGTTGTGGGTCAAGTTCGTAAGAAGCTGTGTCGTTTTCCGTATCAAACATACTCTTACCAAAGCCACTGGTAATAGCATATGGCCTAAACTTAGCCGCCTCTGCTGCCATTCTTGCCGATTCTAGCTGAGCATTTGCAGCGGTTGAGGCTGCTCTTTTTGCGGCGCTTCCTCCTATAATGGAAGAACCAATAGTAGCACCTGCCATAGCCGTAACAGGGTCGTGAAACTTAGCAAAGCGCCCGGGTCGGGATGTTTCTAAATAACCTGAAGTAATGTATTCACTAGCGGTGGGGTCAAAATCACGCATGGGTTAACCTTTCAATCCTGTAGTCTGTGTAATAGTCATTTTCTGATACCTTTTTAAAACCAAGTCTAGTTACAAACTTATGACCTGTATTATTTACATTTCTAACTTTTGTTACGACACAACCATAATTGTCTATCAATGGTTGTATCACTTTTTGGATGGTGTGCTTAGTTAACCATATACCATCAAATTCGGGATGTCTCCAGCAATGTATCTCATTATCTTTAATAAGAACAAAACCTGCTAACTCACTAAATCTAAAAATTTCTTGGATTGTCCAGTCTTTATCAATTTCAAAACCTAACAACAAGCAGACATCTTCATGGGAAAGCATTAAGCAGTTCTTTTCCACATATAAACGGTTACATATGGTTGGAGGTTAGCATTAGTGCCGCTGGAGCCTGTAGAGGCAATTGAGATTCCTGTAGTCCTCGAGTCTGTTGTATAAGGCGCTGCTGTAACCCCATTAGGCCATGTCCCGACATTATTAACGTGAAAATTACCTCCATAACCACCGCCGCTAAAGCTCGCTATAATGAAATCAGAAGGGTGTGTGTGCCCGGGGTCTGTAACACTATGGGTGTGGCTAACAACAACAGCATCTTTACTACCGCCTGTCTCACCTAAAGTATCAAAAGATGTGTCACCACTGTTAAGCCCCACCAACACACGACCAGCACCAAAAGACTCCCAAGTACCAAAGCCAAACAATGTTGCTGGACTGGTAGCGACGGAAGCGTTGGTGTAAATAGAGCCAACAGGATACATAGCGTTGATCACAAAAGCAGTCGTTGCTAATTGTGTAGAAGCTGTACCTAATGTAGCTGTGGGTGCTGTAGGTGTCCCTGTTAATGCAGGACTATTGACGTTAGCTTTACTATTGATGGCGGCGGCTAGGGCATCAAACTCATCATCAATCTCCGTACCCTTAACAATCTTAGCAGGGTCGCCAGATGTTAATCCGTCCTTACCCGCAAAGTCTGTACTCTTTACATAATTACTCATTTAAATTGTCCTTCCTGTTTTGAGGAAAATATCTAACTTTTGAATTGATAACTCATCACCATTAACATCAGCTTCAAAACCAATCTGGATTGTATTACCGCTACCGCCTACGCTACTTTTAACAGTGTCTAGCACAATCCCTACTGAATAAGAACCAATGTTATACTCAGTAATTCCATACTCAAAAACTGCACCTGTCTCTAAACGAAACGGGTAAGACTTTGAGTTGTTGGTATAATCGAAGCCAGCCTTAATAACAAATGATTGGTTACTTCCGCCTACAACTGTTGCCTTGATTTGTTTTAGCAGCTTCACTGTTGTAGGGTCGCCTAGGTCAAGATAGTGAGAACTGTAACGCAGTCGGTAAGATTCATTGTTATCATCATACCCACCGTACAAACCAATTCCGTTTACCTTACCAATTAACAAATCACGGTTGCGTCTACGTAGAAAAGAACATGCCTTATAGGAATACCAGACAGTGATACGAGCAGCCCCATCTTCAAGCGCTTGACGCATGTCTAATACAAAGACAGTTTCAGTGGCAGGAAAAGATAGCAGGTAGAAGGCATTTGTCTCTGAGTACACACCACGAACATTATCAGTAGAACCTGAAATACGTTGTTCTTCCAATATATCCGAAATCAAATCATCACGTACATTTTTAGTCAAGTCACGCATAGGCACTGACTTCTCTTGAATAACCCGCCCTAAACTACGAACACCAGTGTTGCTTAAGAAGATGAGGTCGCTGCCTGTGTAGGCTAAGGAATCACGAGCAATACAACCAACACCTGTTATAACATCGCTAAGGGCAAAGGCATCTAAGACATTCTCTGCACCTTTATAAATAACAATGCTATTCTCACAGAAGATGATTAAGAAGCCATTGTGAGAGGCTAGAGCGACTATAGTATCAACGTTGTTAGGTAGTACAGAGGCTATGTTTAAAAGACCACTAGACCCCGCTGCGAAGGCTGGAAATGCTGTGTCTGCTATGTCCGTAGACCAGTAGACTGTTTTACCATCATGCGCCCAGAACCGACCGTAAGCGGCTATAACATCCCGAGGGTAGTTAGTACCAAAGGAGGCTGTTGTGCTTGTGTGGACTGCTAAGGTCTTTGTGGCTGGTGACGCTGCCTCTGAGTAGATTAAAGGTTCATGACCTTCTTGACACAACATTGCCTTATCGTTAAGTGAAGCGCCCTTCCAGCCATCAGCGGATATTGTGTACCCTGCTGGTGTTACGTCTGTTAGTGAAGCATCGACACCATTTTTAAATATCTTATTAACAGAGCCGGACAAGATAACAGTAGAGTTATCAGCGTTTACATGCTCCATCATAAAGTCAATAGTAGCACCACTAAGGGTAGCTGCACCTGTGGTTGTTTTCATTATCCAACCCTTACGAGCACCTAGACGACCATACTTGTCAATAATAACATTGTCGGTTAGTTGAGCAAAGTTGGGTGATAATGTAACACCACTCTCTTGTGTGTTTATACCAAAGAAGCCGGGGGATACGATGGACAGTGTTTGAAGTTGTTTCATACGGGATACCAGATTGTGTCTTCAGGGTGCCGAGCTGCATCCATAGCAATCTCGTCCGCTAATGAGTTTAGCCCTGAAGCATAACCATTAATGCTCTGCTTACCACCGTCTTCGCCACGTTCCTCAATTGCTAACGCTGTGGCTAACAATATGATAGGACGGGTAGGTAGTACGGTCTTATCTGCATCGGCCGACAACGCTAGATTACGCATAGTAATGTTAAAGCGCAGCGTGTACACAGCATCAGGGATTGGGTATATATCTACCTGTGTATCCCCATCAGCGGACACACCGTTAAAGTTGTAGAAGTACGGAGTACCTTTTTGAGGGTCAGACAACAGAAACTCACGGTCAAACCAATCACCAGTCTTATACTGCATGACAAGGTTATCGGTGTCGTTTAATACGTTTAATACCTTAAAGCTATTCTGACTGCCATTTAACTCATAACTAAATACATCAGCAGTGGTATTTAAAGTTAAGGTCGTCCGCAATGCACTCCAGTCAAAAGCGTTCTCAACTTGGTTCTTAGCGTCATTAACAAAGTCACCGATGAGGCGAGCGTAAGCGTTAGAAGTGCCAACACTTTGTACTGAGGTAACCTCGCTCTCTCGCAGTCTTCGGAGCACTGCGTTAACTAATTCTAAGTAGGTCATTGTTTGTTTCCTTTGTTGCTATTATACCACAACTTTGTTGGTTTGTCAAGCGTTAATTAATCAAAAGTGTGGATGTTCTTCTCTTGATATAAGTCAAAAGAGGCAATAACAGAAGGTGTTGAACCTGCTTCTGAATTAAACCACATAGAATCACCTTGTTGCATAATTAAGTTGCCTGTAAACTGCTGTGGGTAATCTTGTGTTGCATGTGATTGCTCCCTAGATAAATAAACCTTGTGAGATTCATCGTCTGCAAACTGCCAATATATTGTAAAAGTTTTAGCTGTGGAAGCGCCCACGTTAACAGTTACAGCAGTTACTAGAGCCTTATGCCCCGGGGGTACTGTAAATATCTTTGTGAGTGTGGCCGCCGCTGGTGCAATGCCTATTGAATGTCTCATTTCTTTGTTGGCTTTGGTTTCTTGTTCTTCGTCTTACGCATGTTACGTACTGGTAAATCTCGCATTAGAATTGTCCTTTAGTGTATATTGCCCAAGCTAACCCTACAACAGCAAACAAACCAGTTGATACCAGTAAGACAGCCATAACAATGTTAACTATATCTGTAACCTTCTGTTTAAATCGTAAGTGAGTTATCTTAGCAAGCGCCGCCGCCTTCTCTCTACCCTTACGCGCCTCTACTTGGAATTGTAACCATTCGTCCCACATTCCCGGAGCACCTTGATATATGAATAACTCTTTTAACTCTTGTTCTTGTTTCTTCAACGTAGCTAAGGCCATGAATTCCTCTAAATCGCTACTGTTACCCTTAGCCTTCAAGTCTTGTTGTAACTTAGCCTTACTGTTAAAATAACCTATTACCTGCGAACCCGCCGCCATAAAGTCACCCCCATTGCTAATTGTTTCCTTAATAACAGCGAAGGCTGCGTTGGCTATGGCAAGTTCAGCAATCATTACTTTATCCTATATTCACTAATCATAAAAGAGAAAGCTGTGACAACACCTGCAATCCATAACAAAGGTTTGGCTACTGAAGCTAACCACCCTAAGACAGTGAAGGCTCCTTGGGCTGCATTAAAAGCCGCAACAACCTCATTACTATCTTGGGACAGTTTATCTACTTTAGCTTCCACCTCTATTAGGCGCTCGTATATTTCTTTATGTGTTACATCTTCATTGTTCATTTTCAACTATATTTGCTGTAGGTGTTTCCAACTCCTGCTTTAGAAGCTGCATAAAAGCATCCCTACCTACTCGCAATTGATCTAGTTGAAACATAGTTGAGCCAATCTTGCGGTCGAGATCGGTAACATGGTTTACTAACATCACTTGTTTTTCAGATAGATCGTCTACGTTGTGTTCTACTTCGTCGATTGTGATGACTTGGGGTTGTTTGTTTGCCATTATCATTTTCCTTTATGTTAAGCTACAGCTTGTAGCGGAGTTAAATCTTCCGTTGTCCAGAAGTCTTTGGCGAGCATAATCTGCAAATGCTCTACGTTGCGTGATACTGTGTCAGCCCAGTCTTCGTCAGTCATGCCCTCAGGCTGACCAGCATTGATGAGGTTTACGGAGTCCATTGCGGAGGAGTAGTGGCGGGCGATTTCTTCTGCTGTGATTTCGATAGTGTCGTTCATTTTAGTTTCCTTTTAAGGGTGGGTTAAAACATAAGCGTCAAACTTTGCATTCAGTTCCTGCAAGGCTTTTACTAAAACAGGAATCAGCGCGGTATCAACCATTCGCAGTTTGTCTACATCTTCGTTGTCAACAATGACAGGGTTAGCACCTTCTAGCTCTAGCACGTCTTGGGCTTTAAAGCCGTAACGCACCCCGCCATTGGTTTCTTCAGAGTCCCGTGCAGTTCGGAATTGATACGCCGTGGGCTGCAACGCTTTGACAAACTCAAGGCCGTGGGGAACAGGCGCAAAGTTAATCTTGTCCCGCGCATCGGACACCACTGTCCAAGCGACTTGAATGTAGGCATTGGTTACACCCGTCGAACCCATGCAGAACCGGTTGTTTTCGGTTGTCGGGTTAAAGACTGGGGCGTAACCGCCTGCTGAATTACGCGGGCTGATTCCTGTGTTTCCGCTACCTGTGGTGTTGGAGTAGAGTGCGGTAGAGGCGAGGGCTGTGTTGCTAACACCTGTGGTGTTGCTGAGGAGTGCGCGCTCCCCACTGGCTGTGTTGTTGGTGCCTGTGGTGTTGTTCTTAAGTGCGTCCAACCCGCTGGCTGTGTTGCTGGTGCCAGTGGTGTTGGAGAAGAGTGCGCTATGCCCGCTGGCTGTGTTGTAGTGGCCTGTGGTGTTGTTGTAGAGTGCGTTCACTCCGTTGGCTGTGTTGTTGACGCCAGTGGTGTTGGAGTAGAGTGCCCCCTGCCCGCTGGCTGTGTTGCTGCCGCCCGTGGTGTTGAAGCGGAGTGCGTCATACCCACTAGCTGTGTTGTTAGTGCCTGTGGTGTTGCTCAGGAGTGCGCTCCGCCCGATAGTTGTGTTGCCGCTGCCTGTGGTGTTGCTCAGGAGTGCTAGATACCCGTTAGCTGTGTTGTAGTTGCCGGTGGTGTTGCTCAGGAGTGCGCTGCGCCCGTTAGCTGTGTTGTCGCTGCCTGTGGTGTTGTTCTCAAGTGCGCCCTGCCCGTTAGCTGTGTTGTTGCTGCCTGTGGTGTTGTTCTCAAGTGCGCTCTGTCCGCTAGCTGTGTTGTTGCTGCCTGTGGTGTTGCTGAAAAGTGCGCTCACCCCGCTGGCTGTGTTGTCGGCGCCCGTGGTGTTGCTGTAGAGTGCTTGATACCCGCTGGCTGTGTTGTTACTACCTGTGGTGTTGTCGTTGAGTGCGGCTTGCCCGCTGGCTGTGTTGTAGTTGCCTGTGGTGTTGTTGAAGAGTGCGCTCCTCCCGCTGGCTGTGTTGTTACTACCCGTGGTGTTGTTGTAGAGTGCGCTCCTCCCGCTGGCTGTGTTTTCTACGCCCGTGGTGTTGCTTTGAAGTGCTTGATACCCGCTGGCTGTGTTGTTGTTGCCGGTGGTGTTGTTGTAGAGTGCTTGAACCCCACTGGCTGTGTTGTAGTTGCCTGCGGTGTTGTTGAAGAGTGCGTTTACTCCGTTGGCTGTGTTGCTGCTGCCCGTGGTGTTGCTGCGGAGTGCGTTAAACCCGCTGGATGTGTTGCTGCTGCCCGTGGTATTGGCATTCAAAGCATTGGAACCCAATGCGGTATTCGACCCTATAGCCCCAGCACCTTTACCTACTCGCACGCCTGACAGGGTTGCGTCGGTTGTGGATGAGATAGCTCCGGTTACTGCTAGGCCGGTGGAGGAGAGTACAGCGTGAAGTGTCACCCCGTCATCTTCAGTAAACAACGTGCGCTGTGTGGCTCGGATTACCAAGTCCCCCGCTAGACTTCCGGCAACCAGAGAGTTAGTCCCTCCGGCTATCGCCACCCTAGCTTTATTTACAGCTCCATTGCTTAGGCCAATAATGGTATTTGAACCTGCTGGTGCATCAAATACAGCGTTTAACGAGCCTGACGGCGATGTAACAGTCAGAGCAGTAGCATTCACAGCAGCCAGCGTAGAGGTTCCTGATGCTGATATTGCGCCTGTTACAGAAAAAGCACTTCCATCAAACGTCAGCGCCGAACCGGAGGTGAGAACTTTAGAGCCGTTGAGGTAGGTGACTCCGTTGGCTGTGCCGCTTGATAGGGTGGTGGTTCCTGTCAGTGTTGTATTGTTTTCTTTAGCTAATGAAAAACCACCAGCCGTAGAACCATCATGTACAATAACAGTGTTTTTAGTTGTGTCAATAGTCAACTCACCGATCAAGCCTGTAAATGTGGCATGTTCAGTAGTAGTTCCTCGACGGCGTTTAATTGCAGTAGTCATTAGATAAGGCTCCCATAGTCAGATGTGGTTCCGGCTGTGTTGGTAATTAACCCCCAATCAGCTAGGTATTCAAGGTTGTTTAAAATGTCAATGTAGGCAGTAACAGAAGAAGCTGAGTTAATTGCCCCCGTTTCACTCGCTGCTGCGTTAGTCGCACTTATAAAGGCAGCAGCAGCACTAGAAGCAGCAGCAGAGGCAGAAGAAACAGCGTTGGTTGCGCTAGTCGAGGCAGCAGAAGCGCTAGAGGCAGCATTAGTCTCACTGGTAGAAGCTGCTGAAGCGCTAGAGGCTGCATTAGTTTCAGAAGTTCCAGCGGCTGTAGCACTTGTTGACGCAGCAGATGCACTGGTAGATGCCGCAGAAGCGCTTGTAGAGGCGCTGGTGGCGCTTGTAGCTGCATTTGAGGCTGAGGTAGCGGCAGCGGTTGCGGAGCCAGCAGCGGCTGTCTGAGAGGCTGCGGCAGCGGTGGCGGCAGCTTCAGCGGCTACGCGGTCAGCATCAACACCAGCTTCACTATTGGCAGCGTTGGTGGCTGAAGTGGCAGCAGCAGTCGCACTTAAAACAGCAGCATCACTAGCATCTTCAGCGCGTAGTGTAAGGGTTGTGACAGCGGAGATTGAAGAATCATTAGTTGCATCTCCACTACCCCCTATCCCTCTAAATATAGCCATAATTATTCCTTAGTTGGTTTCTTTACTACAGGTTTCTTCTCAACAAGAGGTATAACCTCTACGTACTCAGGATGGTTACGCATTTGTTCTATGTCGTATTTAGAGGTAAAGGACACTTCAGACCCACCTCGTATGCATTTAAATGTTATCATATATCTCCTAGTTTCTTTATTACCCTTAACAAGATAATAAAGAAAGGGGACTCCCTAAAGAATCCCCAGTCAATTACTTAAGCAGCGAGTGCAAAAGAAATAGCGGCTTCGTCACGCAACTCTTTCACGCCGTAAAGCATGTCAGAAGTGAACAATGTACCCAAGTACTCTTGCTTGTACTGAGTCTGGCTACGCACGCCTTGTTGCTCAGCCAATACAAAGGCTTCTTTATGGAACATCAAACCAATACGGCTAGTAGTAGTCGTAGCGGTGTCAGCGTTGGTAGACACATAAACCATCATACCGTATACGTCACCAATCTTACCGTTGCGGATAGTGTTACCACCACCAACTTCACCAGTAAAGGCTTGCTCAGTAAAACGAGCCAAACCCATCATAGTGTTACGGGCGACAGGTGGCAACACCATGCAACGACCGTCCATTGGCACATCAGCATCGTCCAATGTCTGAATCATCTTGCGAATACCAGCATCAGTGATTGCGTTACCAACGTTAGTACCGTCAACATATGCAGTTGAGCCGTCACCAGCCAACACAGCGCCATTGTAAGCGGCAGTGCCATTACCACCAGCAGCGCCACGACCCAATTGAACCAAATCGGTATCAACTTGACGGGCCAAAGCGTAACCAGCATCAGCGGTGTAGAACTTACGCATTGAAGACAAGGCTTGCACTTCCGTGATGTCCTCGATTACACGTGAGTACTCGTAGTGCTTGTTAACCAACACTAACACTTCAGTTTCAGTAGCAGCTTGCAAAGTAACCTGTGTTGATGCGGCTTTGATAGCAGCAGCACCACGAGTTGGCTTTGGAATGTGCAATGTGTCGCCTTTTTTGCCTTTGAAAGACATCTTAGAGACGAGGTTAGCCATAACGAGGTTCTGCTTGTAAGCAGCGATGATCTCGTCAGACCAGATTTCAGGGATGAATACCGCGCCGGTGGTATTCGTTACGTGGTTGGTACCTAGTGCCATTTTAATTTCCTATTTGTGTTTAAATTTACTTTACCCGGCCTTCAGCATATGCTAACATTATTTCAGGTTGCATTGCTTGATAACGGTCAGGGTTTCTTTGCATGAGTTCGATGATGTCTACTCGAAGATATGTCTTCTTAGAACTCTCTCCAGAACCTTGTGAACTACCTGTTGAGGCAGCTCTAATTGCATTGGACCGACTTGTCTTTTCTGCTTTAACTGTATTACTAACTACTTGTTTTCTTTCTTTCCAAGTTGATAATAATTCATCTGCTGCATCAAAGTCAAACTTTCGATCTGCACGAGCATATAACTCTTTACGCACATTACTCTTCGTAATCCAATCTGCAAACCCAGAGTCTTGTAAGACTTCTTGGTAATCAGGATGAGCTTTCTGAAGGTCGGACAGGATTTTCGCCTGCGCCATTTGTTCCGTATATTGTTCTGCTTGCTTGATCTTAGGATGGTTATCGATAGCCCGTGCAATGGCTTTATCTGGGTCTGAGAAGAAATCAATCTCTTCTTCGACTTCCGGGGCTTTTTGTTTGACGGTTTGAGTCTTAACAAAGTCATCAACAATTTTTCGCAGTTCACCGACTTCACTACCCTGCTTACCCATAGCTTTCTCAGCTTCTTGGTGCATACGAACAATGTCTTTAACACTCTTGCCCTTATACTTTTCAGGTAGGTCGTCTTCTTCTTCCGGTTCGGGAGTATCCTCTTCAGGTTCCTCTACTTCGTCCTCTTCTTCAAAGGAGCTGTACTCTTCTTGTTGGTCGTTATCGCTCTCGTCTATAAATGTTGCCATCTGTTCTCCGTACATAGAATGTATTGTGGAAATTAAAATAACGCTTATGGTGTTTAACCGGCGTTGTGCTTTTGCTCTGCTTGAATCTTCTCATTTCGCTTTCGTTCCCATTGCATCGCTGCTCCGGGAAAGTCGCCGGTCACGCCCTCAAGTTTGACCATTGGTTTGCTAATGATACGAATAGCAGGTTGACCACATACCTTACAATTGCTTGTCCGAAAGTCGGAGTCAATGTAAGATTCTGTAATGTGGTCGTCAGCGCAGATAAACTCGTATATGCGTTTAGTCATTGGCATCTTTCTCAAAATCTTCGTAGCTGTTTTTAATTGAAGATTCGTATTGAATGATACGTGATACCGCTTCGAGTTGTCCGCGCCTATGCCAGAATTGTTTTTCATCTTGGATGGTAGTAATATCCTGAAGCATTTCCATATTGTCAGAAATATCTTCTACAAATTGCTTCCATCCCGGAGTCGTAAACAAGTCCAGTAAATTCTCGTAATAATCTTGTAAGTCTTTGTCCATCTCTTTTTCCTTTCATTGTTAGGAGAGATGTTGTTATTATACCACACTTTGACTATTTTGTCAAGTGTTTTTTAAATAGGTTGGGGGTTTTCGACACACTACCCCCGGAGTGCTAACGGCCCTAAGGCTGTCTAATTTTGCTCTGCATTTGCATTGTAGCAATACGCTCGTTACTTACGATGTCCTCTTCCTTTAAAAGGAGTTCAGCAACCTTAGCACGGCGTTGGAATTCAACGTCATCACCAGTTCCATCTTGTAAGTTATTAGATAAAGCAGCAACTAACTTAGCTTGCACAACTTG